TGTGCGTAAAACTGATCGCACAATATCATGATCGCCATAGCCATCGACTGGATAAATTATCCAATCCTCTGGGGAGTGTCCTTCAACAGTCATGGGGTCATATTTCACGTGCTTCATGGCGCCGCCCAGAGATATAAACTTATATCTTCCAGTCTTTAGGAGCGCTTCAATAAAATAACGTGTTTGGATCCCAACTCCAGAAGGGCTAAGGGGGTGGTCGCTTAATGTTAGTACTTTAATCTTTTTAGTCATGGGCAATGTTCCGTTTTATAAAAATCACAATTTCGGCAGGACAAACGGTTCTTAATGAACTGTTCTTTACCCACATTATACAACGCCCTTTTCAATAGTTTAATGGCGTTATCAACTTTTTTATCACCACTGGTTACTCGGAATATTTCTACTTTGTTATTCTTGGCGGTCCTTTTGAGAAGCGCGAAATGAGTTTCGATATTTTCCATATCGATTCCGTACTTCTTTGCAAAGAAATATTTGTAAAACGTTAGCTGATATGTTGTCATTCTCTCGGAACGTCTTCTGGCATCCCAACCCCAAGAACATGATTTCCAGTCAATGATATGGTATTTACCATCCGATGTTTTGAGCACCAAATCAATGTATCCCTTATAAGAACAATTCATTTCTGGAAGTTCTTCTGTCAAATCCTCATATAACGCTTCTTCGGTTGCGACAACCTCATATTCGTCGAAATATTCATCCAATGCCGGCTTGATAAAAGGAATAATACCAATTCCTTGCTTTTTCATCTCGGAGATTAGATTCTCGTTCAGATTCTCACTCTCCAGTGAATTCACAGCACTTTCGAATTCAACAAGAAAGTGTTTGTCGGCATCGAAATTCTTTTCCAGTAGACTCCTTTCACAGACGCTGTGAATAGCTGTACCAAAAGCAGTATATTCGTTACCAGTAAAGCCTTTCAACCCATCTAGATACTGTAGTTTAAATTTAAATGGACATTCATTCCAAATTTTCAAAGAAGAGAAAGAGACGTGTTTCATGTTAACCTTCGTATGCTAGTTGTTCCAGCTTGTTAAAAAGAAGAGGACTAATTTTTTTCAAATAATTCGCATCTCTCAAAAAGTATGCTTCAAAACCATTTGCAAAATATTCCCTCAATGCTGTTATAGCATATGGCGAATAGAAAAGTCCAGAACTTATTGTAGTTAATGTAGGATATCCTATCTCCCTATACAAGAATTCATCAAAATCTTTATCATATTCGAGATTTAAATATTGCTCTAGTGGAAAGTTCGTTCCTTTAGGCAAGACCCCATTGATGATATGATAAAGTCGTTCGCGTTTGCCTGCAAACTCATTCTCTACTTCCCGATCTCCGTATATTTCATCTTTAGAATTTTGTTCTATAGAATGAGAAATTTCATGCACAACATCATCTATCAAATCAGCGTTATCATCTTGTGCATTTGTCAAATAAATCGCACCATCACTATAAGACGCATTCACATTATTATCCGTCAAATGATCAAACTGACCAACATACATAACATCTATATTTTGTACAAGATGTCTGGGTACCGCCTTCTCTATATTGCTGAGGCAGGCACGCAAATCGACTGAATCTGGAAGCGGTTGTAAAATGTGCACCGGCACCTTGTTGAAAAGGGCCAGTTCGCGAGTCTTTTTCTTGGCTGTTTTCGCTGATGTTTTGACGTATTTTTTAAGATTTTCGCTTGCGTTTGCCACTTTTCTTTGCCTTCTTTTTGGTTGTAGGAAAATCTTGTTCAACTAGTTTTTTACCCTCTTCAATATCCAGAAATGCTTGCTCATAACCACGAATCCAATTTTCTTCTGCCAAAGGCAGAACAAATTCCTTGAACTCCTCTGCAAATACTTGCAGTGTCATTTCAACTGTGACGTTTCCATCTTCCGGATCCAATTTGGCACCAACATAATCAACGATCAACTCTTTGAGTTTTGATTCGGTTGGCTCAACACTTTCTTTAAGCAAAGGATTTTCCAATTCTCCGCCCTCTGGTGCGTCTGCAAAGTTTACCTCCATCGTATCTTTCTCACTCATCTTTTTCTTCTCCTTTTGATACCTCATCCATTTTGAAATATTTAGTTAGTACTTCTAGTGCCTCTTCCGCGTCGGCCAATTTGCTAGTCCACTTCTTCATGTCTTCTAAAAGATCGGAATGTTCTCCAACGGCACTAGGCTTGGTCATATAAAGCTTAAGCACCGCTAGCGCTTCATGGCGTTGACTCAAGTAATGGGTTAATAGCGCGTTGTAAAAGCTAGCTGTTTCAGATATCATTTTATCTCCTCTATCAGTATATGAGATTATAGCAGAATAGTCAAGAGAATTTTATAAAATATTTGCTGCAAGAGTTGCAACTTTGCTTCTTTCACCCTTGCGAAGAGTGATGTGTCCAACTAGCTCATAAGATTTGAATTTTTCAACTGCATATGTTAAACCGTTAGTGGTTTCGTTAACATAAGCATTATCGATCTGATCGATGTCGCCCGTCAAAACAATCTTAGTATCTTCCCCGACTCTGGTAAGAATTGTTTTTAATTCATGGCTAGTTAGATTTTGTGCCTCGTCAATAATGATATAAGCATTCGAAATAGAACGCCCCCTTATGTAAGTTAGAGCTTCCATTTCTATGAGGCCGTTGGCCAAATAATCTCGAAGCGTAGACTTATCACCGCCCATCAAATATTCCAAATTATCCTGAATTGGCGCTAGCCATGGAGACATTTTCTCTTCCAAAGTTCCAGGCAGATATCCCAAATCTTTTCCCAACGGCTGAATAGGGCGCGAAACGATCAGTCTATTATATTTATTTTTGCTAGTTGGCGACATAGACTGCTCCAATCCTGCCGCAATTGCTAGAAGCGTTTTGCCACTACCAGCTTTTCCAATAAGGGAGACAACGGGTACCTTCGGATCCATCAACAAATCAATTGCAAAATTTTGTTCTTTGTTTCTAGGGCGAACAGACCAAATTTCTCTACCCTCTGGAACTTTTCTTAAGGGCGTATTGTAGTTTATGAATCTTGCCAGTGCCGTTTTCTTCTCGTTTGAACTAGACACCAGCATTATAAACTGATTTGATTCAACTGCCACTTCTCCTTTCTCAAAAATCGTTTCTTCACCGTTGTAAAAAGCATCGATGGTTTGATCGTCTACCAAGTGACTAATAAACCCCGTATATACTTCTCCCGGGTTCTTTACAATTTGATTTTTAGTATAGTCTTCTGATGTTAACCCAAGCGCATCACATTTTACTCTCATGTTGATATCACGTGAGACAACAATAACTTTCCTAATTGAATTATTATCTTTTTCTGTTAATGCGGTCGCAATAATTTGATTGTCAGGCAATGATAGATCTAAATCGGATGGTAAAATTTCTGGATTGTAGCTTTTGACACTTATGATGCCCTTCCCTTTTCCGATGCGAACCCCATCATAGAGATTACCTTTTGTACGATATGCATCGAATAGCCTGATGATTTGGCGCGCATTTAAACCAACGCCATCTTGACGTTTCTTATGCCCATCAATTTCGTCTAGGACTTTGAGAGGAATGACTATATCATTGTTGCCGAAAGCTTTGATTGAGTTATAGTCAGTTAGGCATATGCTCGTATCAAAAACATATATTTTTTTAGCCATTAAGGTACCTTATGAGCAGTACTGGGTGGTATCACAGAAGTAATTAGTCTGGTTTTCCATTTCAACTCTAATTATAAGTGATGCGCGCTAAAACTTTCAGTATACTAGCAATCTTATTGTCTCTACTTCTTATAGGCTGCGCAACATCTACTTCTAATTTCCCCCTACACACAAGACAATCCTTTGTAAAGATAGAGAAAACTATCAACTTCAATCTATGCCCACCGGGGGAAGAGCATATGAGTTGTACTTTGAGCAGCGGTCTCATAACCGGCTCTGGTTCTATCGTTAGAAAAACCTCTAAAGGTTCTTACGTTCTTACAGCCGGTCATGTTTGTGATAGCAGTAGGGAAATACCGGCAGAGATAAGAAGCAGCGATACTACAGAAGTAATCATCGAAGCAGTTGATCTAGAATTCAAAAGATACTACTCTCAGATCATCAACGTGAATATGGATATGGATACGTGTATACTTTTCGTGCACGATCTTAGGAATGAGCCTATTGAATTTGCAAATTTCCAACCAAAAGAGGGCGATAGAGCATATAATGTTGCTGCGCCAACAGGTGTATTTTATATTGGAACAGTTCCCCTTTTAGAAGGATTTTATATGGGCATAAGGGCCAAAGATCAGATTGCCCTCTATACAGTTCCTGCTGCTGGTGGCAGTTCCGGCTCTCCTATTTTTAATACTGATGGTGAATTAATTGGAATGATCCATTCTGTTAATCGTTACTTTCCTATGATCACAGTCTCTCCAACTCTTCCTCAAATCAAGAGGTTTGTCTTCAATTCTATTATGAAGCATAAGAGAGAGTTGATTCTCTTACAGAAGAAGCTTCAAAAACAACGATAATTGGGTACAAAAAAAAGCAACTCCCAAAAGAGAGTTGCTTGATGAAGTGTTATAACTTAACGAATTAGCCAATTCGATAAAGAGTCATTGCAGTTGCACCGGTTCTGCGCAGTCTAAAACGGCCCACGCCAGAGGTGAATGCATCTTGTGCCAAATCTTGTGCAGAAATAACCATACAACCTACCAAAGTTACGCCGGTGCCGGCGGTGATCGTAATATGGGAAGATCCATCAGTTGCTAAATTGATAATCGAAAAGTCAAAACTGGTGTCATCGACGGTAATACCTAGGCCGGAAACAAAGTTCGCCGCCGTGTCAGTAGCTTTCGAAAGATCGCCCGTTGGCGTGCATTGGATAATTTGTGTCAATACATTAGCGGCTGTTATAACTGCAGTGCTATCTGCGGTCGTCGCTTGTGCTCCTTGATATTTAATCACTCCGCCGGGGGCAGATATGATGGTTTTACCGGACAGCACATTAGTACCGGAGAATGTGTTAACTCCCGGGAAACTTGACGCGACGCCGAGAGCGCCGAGGGTGGCGCCGCCAGTAAGTGTTGTTGCGCCCTCTACTGTTACTGTTCTTGTGAATGTGGCATCTGCCTTTTCTTTAACTGCCATTATTA